CAGAGTTGTATTAATAGAGCCATCAATCATAGCTCCTAACTGCAAAGAGTCAAGGTTAGGATTGTAATTAAACCCACCTGCGTTTAAATCAATCTCAATAGTCTTTCCTGAGTATCCCATTATCCCTCCACCGAAATATTAAGATTACTTAAATCCATACCATAAGCCTCACGAACAATCATAGCGTTTAAATCCCCACGATACTTCTGAGCTTCCTGCGTCTGCCTGTTGTCATCTAAATCTTCTAAACATTTATACTTCACACCTTGTATAAAGAGACTCCTCCACCTTCTATATAAAGTTGTCATTAAAGTAGAAGCCAGGTCAATACGAAGCAAGTCAGCATAATATTGATGACGAATACCGTACCCATTTGTATCACTCGCAGAACGGAAAGGTGTAGGAAATAAAATAAATTCTCCATTATCGGAATCTCCGATAGGAAAGAAATGTGTAGGTTCTCCTCTCTCCGGTGAGGTTCTTCCAGAGTCATGTCGCCATACAGGAGTTTGCTGAAGGTCTTTATACTTATCAACAACCATATAAACAGATGTACTGTCAGGGTTAGTTGACCAAGTATCGTTTACGGTTGCAACATTAGTGGAAGCTACAAAGGCAGTTATCTGGTTTATCTGCGCAGAACCAGTACCAGATAAAATCATTATTTCTTTGCCAATTAAATCAGAAGCGGTATTAGCAGCAGCAAGGGTTATAGTAGTAGCCGCACCTGCTTGAGCCGTACCAGTAACGCTTCCGGTCATTAGTGTTATTGACATTTCTGAGGAGAAATCTGTAGGGTAGGAATACTTCTCTACTCCATTAGTAGTAACAGCAAATGAAGTAGCATAGAGGGATTTTAACTTCTTAGATAAAGTCCATATATCATTCTTTATCTCTTCTATCCACTCGTCTTGTGAACGAGTTAAAAGTGAAGATGCAGCGTTACCGTAGCCAGCCTTCTTTATACCTTCAGTTGTAATAATCGCAAGTGTCGGAGCTGTTGGAGCAGCCATGTTGTCGTCTCCTGATGTTGTATATTAAGTTACTACATACACTATTTATAAATATAATTCAAGCCTTTTTTCTCTGCTATTTCGTTATCTATTAACTCCTTTATGATAGCATCATACTTTGGCTTACTAAGTTTCTTGTCAGTTAAAGATGCTTTGTTAGATATTAGTTTTGTAAAGGTGGTATGATTTAACCTACCCTCAGACAATAATGCTTTTGCTTGCTGCCCTAAATCTGTTTTTAATGCAACAAATCTTTCAGCATTTGCTGTTTTTACTTCTAAATCTATTTCTGGTTTATTTTCTTTTACATCAAATGGTTTTATAGCTTTCTCTATCTTTTTAACTAATTTAGTATGGTCTTTTATTAGGTCGTATGGTTCTTCATTCCTATACTCATGCCTTTTATCTTTTCCATTGTAGTATCTCTTAGTTCCGTTATCATCTTCTACATAGAAGTTTGCTTCACTACCACTCTTGGTAGTCATACCGACCCAATACCCCATACTTATCTCTCCTCTATTGTTCCGTTTATAATATGAAAACTGGTAGTGAAACATTAGCCTTGTGCTATCGGAGTGTTCCGTGTGTCTCTCATTTTATCTTCTCCGTTTCTACCCTTTCTTGCAAACTGCATCCTCTCTCTTTTATCGGCATCTCTCTTCCTTTTTGCTTTTCTCACCTTGTCGTGGTGTTCATCTGAAGGGTGAGAATTTGGTATAATATTCAGTCCTATTGCTATTCTATCTGGCATCTTGTTCTCCTTTCCGTTGTAGTTTCTGGTTTAGCAATTCAAAAGGTTTATGTAATAACAGCGCCTCCATAACTTCTATGGCTACGTCATCACTCCACATAGTTCTTATAGCAGAAGGGAATCTTAATGCAACATTAAAATCAGACTCAGTAAACTCTTCTGGAGTTGGCATACCTTCTAACTCACCACTATCTCCTTTAGCGCCATCAGTAAAAACACCTACTGAGTGAGGCTTATCTTGCTTGCGCTTCATAATCGCTTCAGCCTGAACAGACATCATTCCCAATGGAGTTATCTCACCTCTATCAACTTTAAAATCCATTCCACTTTCTACTCTACTATCACTTTCTATATGTGCCATCATTTACCCCCCAACATTGTTTCTTCCCATCCTTCTCTACTATAGGGTAGTCTTTACATATCTGTGGTCTGTTCTCATATATTTCGCACATCTTATTCCTACAGAACTTACAAACTGTTCCTGTTTGAAATTTGCCTTTATACTCATCATTTACTTTACTTATCTCTATACCAAAGTAACTATAGAACCTTGCTGCTTCTGCTTCCAAGTTTACAGTAACATTAGCGCCAATACAACATTGACCACACTTAATACATTTCCATTCAGTAGTCATCTTTAACTACAATCCTATTGCCATCACGCTCCACTCCAAAAGGAGTATTCGTGTCATCTTTTAACCATACCTCTGCGTCACCTACACCCATTTTTCCATTCCTTATATTGTCGTTCTATTTCGTTCTTAACAACTTCATATTTAAGTTGTGTCATACATAAAGGTGTCTTTAATTTCTCATGTAAAGGGCAAGACTCCAAAGTATAGTGCAACTGATGACAAGGATAACAGGGTACTTCATCCTGAGATGCGTGTAAGTTGGTACAGTTCTTCCAGTATTTCGTGAGATTCTCCTCAGACGAATGAGACAAGAGGACAATCTTTGGCGTGTCATAGCACCCTGCCGCATTTAATATCCCTGTCTCTGAGCCAACTACTAAATCAACATATTTTGTCATCAACATAGCCTGACGAATTGACCATTTATCTGACCTGCATTTTACCTGTGGATGCTCCCATTCTAACATAACACTAACAGCATCACCAACTAAAATAAATACTATATCATCATAAAGTTTGCATAACCAATCACAAACTATTTGTGTATAGGGATAGTTTTTGTGGAACGAGCTTCCTGCAAGTGACCACATGACCGTAAATCTTTTTCTATATTTCTTAATGTATGTCTTAGCAAGTTGATGCTCAAGTCGTGTAAAAAAAAGTTCTCCCACCTTGCCTGTTGTATCATATCCTGCTTTTTTGAATTGCTCGTCATAATAGTTCCTATTGCATTTCTCATGTCTTACTTCATGCTCCCAACGAAAAGCAGGTTTTCCTTCAACTTTAAGCAAACCACCTTCAACTGAACCAGACAGATTAATAACTTTATCGTAACCTTCAGACAGATTCTTCCAGTAACTCCCAAGTTGTTCATTAGGTATCTGATTCTCCTTTTGCATTATGTATTGGTCTATGTGAGGATTGTGGTTCAATACAGCTTTTGCTCTCGGAGTCATGTTCATTGTCACATGGTAGCCCAATTTCTTTAAGTGACTCAATAAAGGTGTAAGCATAATCGTATCGCATAATTCAACCGAACGCTCCATAGCGAATTACTAATGCTTTTTTCACAGGAACGTTCAGCCCACACCACCACCTTCCGTTTTTTCTCCAGATGCGTGCTTTGAATATACTTTTCTAATGTGATTTATAAATTCACAATACGGCAGTTCTCTCTTCATCCAGTTGCATAACGGGCAACAAGAAACAATATTGTCTTTTATGTAGCCTATTTTACTGTTGACCCTGTCCAGTCCTATCGTTAAGATTTTATCTCCGCAATAATAACATGGTTTCTGCCAATATTCTTTCATGTCCTCTATTGTAAGTTCAAATTTTATTTCTCTTTTTTTAGCGTTTCTCCTGTATGTGTCTAACTTGTAAATACTTGTTCCGCCTTTATAGTTTGGGTTATTTTGACCGCCCATCCAATGTTGCCCATGCTGATGATTTTTCTCTCCCATCATAAACTTCTTCTTGGCTATGGCATAACATTTCCTCGAACAAAAAGCCACGCCGTTATTTCTCTTTAATTGAGAAGGCTTCCTGTTTACAAGCAATCTACATTCCTGACATTTAACTTTCAAGTGACCTCTTTTTCATTAAATTCTCCATCCCGTACTGTCTTACTCTTATCTGGTTTACGAGCAATACCACCTATTATCGGAATACCCATTCGTTTAGATATTATCATAAGTGTCTTATCAAAACGGTGCGATAAATCATCATACCTTACATAGATTATATCAGCGCCACCCATCTTCTCTTTCCAGCTTGCTTTATGTCCTTGCCATCTTGCTAACATGGAAGGATACTGCCTGAACTGATAACGCATACAACCACCATAAGGTTGTGCTACTTTAAGCTCATCAACAGTTTCACATCTGGCAGCTTCTTCCCAGGTTAGACTATTCCAATGCTTCAGACAACTTTTAAATACACCTTCTTCTTCTCTGTAGATGTAAAACACATGAGCGTGTTTTGTAATTTTATTTATAATTGGTCTGAAGAATGTTCCTTCATAATGTGATTTTATTATATGTCTTGGTTCTTTTATCTGTTGTAGCACCGCTAACATATTATTAGGTACGTGCGGCAGTACAGGCATATCCATATTGTAATAAGGAAAGCTACAATATCCAAAGTTGAGAGCAATCGTATTCATTAAGAAATGAGTACCACTACGCTCATGTGAATTTACAATTACAAGTTTCATTAAGCCTTAAAGAAAGGGCTGGACTGCATCCCATTCAAGATGTCGTACAGCCAGCCCCCCCAAATTTAGAACCAACCGATAGTTATATTAACGTGTCCTTTACCAGCAGGAGTACCACCAGTAGGGGTAATAAAAGCAACCTCTATCTGAGTATCCGCAGGAACAGCAGCAGCTATAATAGCGTCTGTGTCGTCAAGGATATTATAATAATCTGTATCAGCAGCAGCAGCCATATTAAGCTCTGCATAAGCATCAGCGTCTCCTGTTGTACCCATTCGTACATATGCAGGGGTCGTAACCTGATTAAAAGTTTCGGTTACAGACACGCCAATGTCTAGGATTTTACCCTTCTTGCCTCCATATCCTTTGATAGCAACAGCATCACTGCCAGCACCAAAATCTATTTCGCCCCAAGAGTAAGTAATAACAACCATATCATCATAAGCCATGATATGTCACCTCCTTATGTTATAAGTTAATTTAAAAAAACACTACGCATTAGAATCCCACTTAATGATTCTTGAATCAGCCTCAGTGTTCCATTCCAACGCCCATCCACCTAAGAAATACCATGCGATACCTTTAGACCTTCCGTAATCAGTAACAACCTTCATACGAATTTCCTCTGGTACAACAACGGCTTCTCTTACGACACCTTTTCCAAACATATAGGCATCAAGTGAGTTGCCTGTAGTCCATGATTTAGCTGTAGCAGTTCTTGCATCAGCATCAATCGTAAACCGTGAAGCGTAGAAATCCTTAACGAACCTTACACCATGAAGTCTCCCAACCTCACCGTTGTAAATCTTATCAACACCAGTTTCGGTGTACTGATTTACGCCTTCCATAGCTCCTTCAAGAGATTCAAGTGCTTCAAGGGAAGCAATACATACATAAGAGTCACCTTCGTATGCTGGAACATTTCTCTTCTCCAACTCAAGTCTCATCTTTCTTACATGGCGAGAATTTAAGATTGAAGTGTTAGTAACAGTAGCAGTACCGTTAGTAGTAAGAGTGTGGGCGGTAGTGGAAGTTCCGACAAAGCGTAACTTCGTTTCATTATACCTTCTCTCAACTTTACCGTCTAATACTTTTGCAGCATCATCAAGCATTCCACCTCTAACAATTTCTTGTACATCAAATTCAGACAATGCTTCTGCTTTAAAGGTAAATGGAATAGAGTTACCTACTTCAGCTACCGTAAGCGTACCCCATGTTAAAGCCTGAGTCGTTTCGTGCATGGTGTTGGTTTCGGTTAAGTTTCCACCCATAGTACCAACATTAGCAACTTTCAGCCAGTTGACTGACTGACCTCTGGACTTTCCAAATGCTTCCTTAACATCTACGAACTGTCTAAACTTGAAAAGAGGTTGGGCTGAACGCTGAAAAAACTGATTCAACTTATTGTTAGTCAATACACCGGAGTGATTGACCCAATTCATTTCGTTAGCCATTTGTCTTTTCTCCTAAATTAAATTTAGAAGATTAGACCGCAGCACCTCTCTTTTGACGCATTTCCATATAACGCTTATTCATTTCATCAGGACTTAAATCGTTTACGTTTTCTTTCTTTGACTGAACAGGTCTACCTCCAGAATTACCGGACAGAGCAGCTTTCTTCTTGCGCTCTATTCTCTCATCCATAAGTTCTTCTGTCTTTTTCTGGTTAATAATTGCTTTAATAGAAGGATATATTTCTTCCTTATAAATTTTCTTCCAGCCTTCAGGTGTGTCAACATCAAGTAGTTTCCTACCTTCTATGTATTCCTGTGGGTCTGGTTCTTGCATTATAAGTCCGTGAATGTGCTGTCTTATCATTGGTGTGCATTCCTCAAATCCATCAAATCCCTCTGTTTTAAGTTCTTCGTGGACTTTATTCACCTTAGTTAGAAAAGCCGTTTGCGCTTTTTCCGCTTCAGATTGCGTGTCTTTTGCTTTGATAGAATCTACCTCTGCTGTCAACGCCTCATTCTGCTTTTTCAGTTTGATAAGTTCAGCGTCATAATCCTCAATATACTCTTCATCTCCTGCCTCTTCGGGGTCAATTTGACGCTCTTTGTTGAGCATATCCTTGACCTGATTTTTCAACTCAACGACTTCAGCCTGAAGTTCTTTACGTTTCTGTCGTTCTTCGTGTAGTGCGCCAAGAGGTACGGTCTTATCTTCGGTTTTAGTATCCTCTTTAACTTCTTTCTTGTCTTGTTTTGCTTCTGGTTCTCCAGGTGTCTCTTCCGGTTGCTTTTCCTCTACAGGCTCTTCTACTTCTTGACTTTTAGCATACTCAGCATACATCTTCTCTCTTACAGAAGGTTCACCAGCATCTCCACTTTCGTCAGGAGTCTCCGTTTGTACTGCTTCTTGTTCCTGTGCTACTTCCTCTGTTTCGGTTGAGGTCTCCGCTTTTGCTTCTTTTTTCTTAGGCATAAAGCCTCCTTTAGTAGTTTTACAAGACTCTCGCTTGTTATATCTGAATACGGTTCAGATGACCGATTAAAAGTGATTTTTACCTACTTGCATAATTATGTCAAGTCTTATCTTTTAAATTTAAGATACCATGCTCTCTTCTAAACTCTAATTCTTCTCTTGCAAGAGCAGCTTGACTGTTCAACCACTCTGGCATGGCTACAAATTCATACTTACAAATTTTTATAATTGCCTTTAACTCAGCTTGCTCTTCCACAGTAAGGTCAGGCTTCATTACAAGACGTTTCAATGCTTGGTCTGCTACCATATTAAAATAAAACTTTAAAGTATCAAACTCTGGCATATTGGCAAGTTTAGTTATATCTTCAAACTTACCAAGTTTTTCTATAAATACATCTTGTTCTATGTCGTTAATGTCAACCATAAATTACTGCGGTAATCCTATTTGTTGTCCACCGGACACACCCACATTAGGTTGTCCTGCTCCTGCTAACGCAGGGTTTTGTCCACCTTGAGGCTGTGGAGGTGGAGCTACTTCAAAGAAGAAATCCTGAACATTCTTATGACCAAGTTTAGGTAATATTTCCTCAAAGAACTTTGTAGTATCTATCAACCTTACTTGCTGTGCAGTAACCGCACCTGATTGTAATAATCCTATCATAGCTTGATTAGACATATTAGCTCTATCCATGGCAAGCATATTCTGCTGTACTTCAAACTGACGACCTACAGCACCAAGACCTACGTTAATCTCTAAATCTACTTCATCACCTAAATCAAATATATGAACACCAGTAGGATTTAAGTCTCTGAAGTTTTCATTAGCAACACGCAATATTGCAGCATCCGTTTCAAAACGCTGTATTAAACCAGCAAGCACAGAAAAGAAATCCACAAAGAACGTCTCTTTTACTATTGCAGCAAAAAGGTCTATTTTAGCATTTGACTCTGACAGATTAATCTGAGCAACTGTTGCCTTAGTCTCTGCTCCTAACCCTTGCTTCTGTGGTGTAACACCGGACATCTCCTGCATCATATTATCATCTACAGCAGCTTCAGTATAAGATGTCTGTGTTACATTATTAAAAGGTCTATCAATCACACCATTAACATCATCAGCTAAAGTAACACCTCCTGCTCTTGACCGTGTTAGAGACATCAAGTCAACATTAGCAAAGCGTGACACAATCGTTCTACCATTCAAGGCAAGAGAAACATTATCTTTTCTCTGATTAAGATGTGCATTGATAGACTCTTGGACTCCTTCTAATGGTTGAGGGAATCCCTCACCTATAGCCTTATGAGCTTCGGTAAGGCATTGACCATATACAATAGGGTATCGTCTGCCATACACAGATTCCTCCGGCTCTTTTAGGACTGTATCTCCTGAGTGAGCGCCAAAGAATATCTTTCCTTTTTCTTTATAGAATGTTTCAAACCACACAAATTTCTCTTCTGCTTTAATAACTTCATTTTTACCTGTCTCATTATATTTTCCACCAGAAGAATATTCATTTGATTTAGGGTCTTGTAATGGGTCTCTCTCATTTACATGGCGTGTCTGTCTTACAATTTGAGTTTCAGGAGTAGTCGGTTCTAATTTATCTATCAGAGAATCTTCATAACCTAACTCCAACAACTCTTCTCTTGTACTCCAGTTCTCAAATATAAAATATCTCTTTCTTTGTGTTATAGCATGGGTCATATCGTGATAAACTTGTTCAGGTGGATATAGTACAAACTCCGGCTTATCATCATACTCATTTAGTACCCACCTAAATTTACCAACACAAATACCGATATTAATAATATCCTGAAACGCCCACACAAACTGAGTAAATAAACCATCACCTCTCATCATCATGTCATAGCGCCACTTGGTGACAAACTGCAAAATTTTAGAACGCAGCGTATCCGATTTCCCATCCCTGCCTGTAATCTTAAAATTATCAGGGTCTCGTAAGAATATCTGATAAAAAGATGCAAGGATACGCCACGATATAGCCCATATCTTCCTGTAGAATACCTTTGACCTGCCTCTAACCTTAGACTTCTCTACTTCTCCAGCATCAAATACACCTTTAGTATTTCTAATATTCTTAGTCCATTGGTCATCATACTGCCTTCTTAATTCCTGCGCTTCGTGCTTCCACCGTTCTACTGTACCTATGAAGTCGTCTTTCGGCATTGTGAACCTCCTTAATATCCTACAGTTTCATTAACCTCTTCCGGTTCTGGTATTATTTGATTTAAAGGCATCCAGTTCATTATTCTCTGATGTGCATAACGCAACGCAGCATGAGCGTCATGTTTGCCTTCTTTAATATCGTCTTTTACTTTAATGTCTTCATTTGCAAACGTATCTCGTTCTAATGTTTTCATGGAGTGTATAAGTTCTTTGTTTTCTGGTATATCAAATATAACTAACTTTGGCAAGTTAATTTTATCATCAACTCTTAGGTTTTGTCTAATCAAATCTACTCCTGCTATTTTAGACCCAGTAAACTTTTCACTTTTGAACAAAGCAGGGATGGCATTAGCTCCCCTACCCAAAAGCACAAAAGCATTATAATCACCAATGATGCGTATAGTGCTATCAGCAGACTTGTCACAATTTGTCCACCCAAGCCTGTAATTCCTGTCAGCTGCTCGTTTCGCCAGGTTCTCTTTGATGATTTCTGTGTCGTCTCCGTGTTTAGATTTATATGTTCCGACAACATACTTAAAACCCTCCCTATCTACTGCCACCTCCACAGCAACGGTTGGTTTAGTCATGTGTGGGTCAAGCCCACGATAAACAACAAACTCTTCCATGTTCAAGTCAAAAGGTTTTACTACATGAACCTTCTCGCTAAACAAGTTAGAATAAACAAGACCAGAAAGAGAAACGAAATCACCAAGTAACCGCATCTTCTTTTTATTATAATCAGTCTCCTGAGTTGCTATTTCCTCCAACATCTTTATGTTAGCCTTCTTATTTGTGATAGAAGCCAACTTTATTAACTTAACATTATCGTTATCTTCGTTATTAAAGAACAGTTCCGAACTCCAAGACAAACCATGAGTCGGAGTAAAACCAAATAACTCTATAATTCTATCAGAAGTAATAAACCTCATCAAGTTCTCTTTTCGTATTTTCTCTTTAGGTTCTTCATCATAAGCTACCCAATGCAACTGCACCCCCTGAAAAGAATCCACATCTTGTTCATTAGTCATAAACTCTACTTCAGCTAATACAAAGTTATTATTCCGGTAGAGTGTCAATGTCTTACGCTCTGAGTTCCAACTATCCTTCCAGTTACCATTCCTTAAACAGTTCTTCGGAGCAAACTTCTTCCACTCCCTTAAAACAGCATTGAGCAACTGCCTGTTATCAACACCCACCACACGACCTTTAACCGGAAACTTAGTAGGGAGTAATTCTTTTGGAAAGATGTCTTTTAAAAACTCAGGTACTTCTCCAGTAGAAAGGATATACCCAATTATACAAATAATAAGAGTCTTACCTGCCTGGTTAGCACCTAAGATAGCAATAACACTATTGTCAGCTAATGCTTTAATAGCATCTAATTGAGATTCAAACTTTGGAGGTATATCCTCTTCGTTGATGTGCTTTCTAAGGAACTCCATACCCTCTGGAGATACAGTTCCATCAGAAGGTTCAAAGTATATGAAAGGATTTTGGTTTTTCAGGAAGTCTGACTTAGCACCAAGAACATTCTTTTCCCACTCATCAATCTTGTCTGCAAGGGCTAATCGTTCTGCTCTTGGAAGTTTCTTTAATTTTTTAATGTCAAGAGATTTAATGTCCACTTATAACAAACTTAGGAGTATCCAGATAAACATAGGAATAGCAGCTTGTTTTTTCACATCATCTACTATCCCATCCCCACCTTTAACCTTTTCATCTATTAATCTATTAATGTCTTTGTTCTGAAGCTCAAGATGTTTCTCCTGCATCTCAATTATCTTTTTATTACCTTCTATAATCTTTTCGTTATCAGTATTAATTTCTTTCTGTTTCTCTACTTGTTTCTCAAGGTTAGTAATGAGTTCTGCCTGTATATCTTCTACTTCTGTAGCAAGTGCAACTTTTGCACATAGTATAGCTAATGCTAAAATAACAAAAGCAACTAAAACATTTAACCAAAAACCCTTGTTATTTTCCTGCATAGGCTAATTCTCCATTAAGACGCATTTCATCTACATGAGCTTTTCGGTACTTTTCTTGTGCGGCTTTTAGCTTTTCTCTTAGTTCTTCTTCTTGGAATTGTAATATCCTGTACTCTTTTTTTGTTATGTGCTTTTCCTTTTTTGACCTTTGTATCTCTGTTTGCAAAGGAGCAATCGCAATATTTAGCTTTTCCTTCCGCTTCGCCTGTATATGCTTTTCCTCTTTTGCCATCAGCCTCGCTATGCGTTTTCTCAGGAAAGAATTTCTTAAACCAAAAGTAAATAGAATTAACACACATATTACTAATCCCCAATATTTAAGATTCATTATAACACCAGATTATCAGCAGTTTCTTCTTTTCTTGGTTCTTGTGTTAGAAACTCAGAGAATGACCTACCTTTATTCTCTTCAAAGAATTTAACTATCATATCTATCATCATCTGTTCTACTTTAGCAGTTTTATGTTTATCGTTACCCATAAGTACAAAGAAGTTAGCCATCATCTTAATAATAAATACAATAAAGGCAAGGTCTATCTTAACACCATCATCACTTTGCATTGTATCAAACTCAGCATCTTGTAGTGTCTTACTTCTTCCTGTTTCTTCGCTTCCGCATCTCTCTTCTTTTTTTACTTCCAAGTTTTCTCCTCCCTTTTCTATTTTGATGTGCCATTATCTTTTTTTCTTAGTTTCTTTTTTTGCTTTGGTCTCTTTCTTTGCCAGAGTTTTCTTTGTTTCCTTTTTATCCTTCTCCTCCGTCTGGAATTTATTTTTATAGTAACCTTTAAATTTCTTCTTTAATACTTGGAGTCTTTCCTGCCTCTCTCTTTCTTGTTGAGCCTTATACTGTTCCAGCCTCTCTCTTTTTTGTTGAGTCTTATACTGTTCCTGCTTCTCTCTTTTTTTATTAGCAAGATTATCCGTGGAAATTATATAATTCTTACGAATGTTACCTCTAATATCCCTTCTCGCATGAATTCTTTCCTGCCTCTCTCTTTCTTGTTGAGCCTCAAACTGTTTCTGCAAATCAACCTTACCTTGTTTTTCTCTTTCTTCAAAAAACTTTCTACCTTCAGCAGTTGTCATGTTTTGACTTTCTTTGAAACTGCCTGATATTCCTTTCAAGGTTCTTGCCAATCCACTCATCCTATTCTCCTTATTAATAAAGCCAAGTAACATTTCTTTAAAAGCCTCGCATAGAAGTAATTCATGCCCTCTACGGATTACTAGCTTCTAATGTTTTTTCTACGTCCTCAATAGTTGCACCAAGAGCTGCATCATACGCTGTCAAAATTGCGTACATCTTTGAGTTTTGTGTGGTATGTATCATT